CATCGTTGGCGGCTTCGACGTACTCGAGGACCATCTCGGCGATGGCGATGGGGGTCGGAGCGGACATCGCCTTGGCGATGCACTCTTCGGCGGCCTTCCACGCCTTCATCGGCTCCAGCTTGTCCGCGCCGAAGTGACCCGCGATGAGCTCGGCCAGGTCGTCGATCTCCTCGAGACGGCCCTTGTACAGGCGCTCGAACAGGAGGTGGTCGCCGTAGAACGGCTGGCCCTTGGCCTGCCAGTGCAGGGTCCAGTAGAGGTGGTGCGCCGCCCGAAGGGAGGCCCAGAGCTGGAGCATGGCGGCGAGTTGCGGATTCATCGTGAGCCTCCCGACGCCGCAAGCGTATCATGTCGGTCGGCAAAAACAAGACGCCCGCCCTGGCGTGAACCAGGACGGGCCGAGCTTACGGTCTCGCCGAGCTTGAACTGCAAGGAGTCCTTGCAGGCCGGGTCTACGGTCCCCTCGTCAGGGGCAGATCAGCGAGCGATGTTCGCGGAGGGCGGGGGCGGGAGACGGAGACCGCCCGCCGGGACCGGGGCCACCGAGACAGCCGCGGGGGCCGGGGTCACAGCCGACGGAACGGCGGGAGCCGCCGCGAGGTTGCTGCCGCCAGCCACGGCGCCACGCGTCACGACCGTGGGCTTCGCGCCGGAGGCCACAGCCGCCTCGAACGCCGCCTTGGTCATGAACTTGTTGATCGTGGCGTAGCTGCCCTGGACGCCCTGCTGGCCGGGGACGAACTCGACGTACGCCTTGCGGCCGCCGTTCTGCGCGGTGAGGAACCACGCCTCGTTGATGTCGCCGCCCTCGATCTCCTCGCTGCTGAAGCCGAGGCTCAGGAGGATGGTCTTGATGGCGCCGAGACGGCCGCGGAGCGACTTCTCGGGGAGACCCTGCACCGGGAGGTGGAGGAAGTCGAACATCTTGAAGCCGTTGTCGAACTGGACGTGGAGGCGACGCGCGTCGGCCTTGTCGCCCTGCTTGTGCTCGAGCTCGGTGATCGAGACCGAGTAGTAGCCGGCCTCGGGAGCGGAGGCGCCGAGGGCAGCAACGCCCTTGAAGAGAGAACCGTTGATGGAGAAGGACATGGAGTTGGCTCCTGGCTGATTGACGTTGATGGTGGGGGTGGTTGACGTGAACGACTAGCTGATGGAGGGCGGCGGGGGCAAAGCCACGCTGCTCTTCACTGGCTCGTCCTTCTGCCCAAGGTCGAAGAGGTTCCTCGCCTTGCGCTTCAGGAGAGTAGCGCGGGCAATACCATCCTGGCAAGCCCAGCGGAGATGAATCTGCTCAACTTTCTTGTGAGCGTCTGCGATCTGCTTGATAGCTTCGGGGACGGAAACCCCCTCAACCAGCTTGGCGGCGAGCTCGTCGGCGACGTCGTCCTGCCACTCGAGACCTGCGACGCGCGCGAGCTTGTAGCCGCCCGCCGAGGCCCGCAGGATCTCGCGGAGGTTGCCGGGGGTCTTCGTCCAGCACACGCCCGTGCGGTCGCCCGTCACCCAGTCGGGCGACGTGGGGTCGCAGAAGTAGGTGCCCGGGAACCAGGGGTCGGGGTAGGTCGGGTCGACCTGGGCGCGGACGTTGATGTCGCACCAGCTCGGGAGCGTCTCCGTCTGGTTGCGGCTCGGGACGTTGGGGCCGCCAGGGCAGTAGACGCCCTCGGCGTTGGTGCCGGGGAGTCGTTCGTGGAACGTGAAGGCCAGGTGGACGCCCATGTGCCGGGCCATGCCCGACAGCACCAGCAGGTACTTGTTGAGCTGCTGGTAGGCGTAGAACTTGTCCTTCTTCCCCGACTTGCCGAGCGGGGCCTCGTCGTGCCACGCGAGCATCGAGCGGTCGCAGATGTGGCTCGCGTCGTCGATGATGATGGCGCCGTACTGCGCGGCCAGGCCGCTCCGCACGACGTGGTCGAGCAGCGGCACCAGCTCCTGGAGCGTCTGCGGGGGCGTCGGGTAGACGCTGGGGGTGAAGCCCAGCTCGTTCTGGGCGACGAGCGTCAGCGCGCTCGGCACGCCGAAGCAGAGGGCGGTGGGGAAAGCCGCCAGCATGTCGCTGGTCTTCTTCTTCTTCGGCTTCCCGTAGACCGTGACCATGATGGTCGGGTTCTCGGTATCAGACATGGGGCATCCATGAGGCAGGGGGGTGTACCGCTGCGTGAGCCTCATCCGCAGCGCCTTGTCCCTTAGTGGGACTCCCGGGGACCGACAAGGGGTCCCCGGAGAAGAATCACTCGAGCAGCGCCGCGCCTGGGCCGGCAGCACAGAGGTTCAGTGCGGAGCACGCGCCGTACCGCCCGTAGCAGGAGAGCTCGTTCTGGGCCTTGGGCCACTCCCAGGGGTCCGTCGTCAGGTCGAGCTGGGCGATGGCGTGCTCGGCCATCCAGAGCTGCCGGGCGAACTGCGCGTCGCGGTGGGGCGTCGCCGGGACCGCCACGCGCGCGACCCGGTACGGGCTCATGGACTGCACCAGGTTGAGCCACACGCCGCCGAACTGCTCGCCGTAGAGCTGCTGGCCCATGATGCGGAACGCCGCGAACCCGCCGTCGATGGCGTAGCCCGTCGCGCTCGAGTTCGCGTTGACGTTCGCCTGGTGCTTATGGTCCCAGACGTAGTAGCGCCCTGCGCGATCCCGTGTTACGAGGTCGATGCGGCGGGTGAGCGTGATTGCCGTTCCGTGGTCGGGGTGTCCCGGCGCGGCCAGTGGCGTGACGTCAATCTCGACTCCGTCCAGCGCGTACCACCCGCCGCCCCGTTCTTCGGCAACCCACAGACCCCAGGCTCCAGCCTTCACTCCGATGACGGCTGTGACGGGCGCCTCGACCGCGATGACATCACCGGGAGGCTCGGGGTACTTCGCGACGTAGCGACGGAACACCTCGATCATGTTCTCGAGGTGCTCATGGCCGCCGTACTTGTCACACCAGGCAGCCGCCGCGTCCTCGGGGTCCATGAACAGCGAGGGGTCGCGCACGACCATCGTGTCGACCACGACGCCCTCGGGGAGCCGGGCGCCCCAGATGGCGTGCTGGTGCGCCTGGAGCGTGTGGCCGATGCTGCCCTTCGTCAGCGCGCTGATGGGCGGCCCGACGTCGGGGAAGTGACCATTTTCGTCAGCCATCAGGTCCTTGCGGTACTGGTAGGCGAAGAGCTGGGGGCACTTGAAGTAGTTGCCGACGCGGCTCCAGCCGCGGCTCGACTTGCCTGCGTCGATGAGGATCTTGTTCATTCTTCGTCCAGGATGATGAGTTTGGAGACGACGTCGTCCATGAGGGCCTCGCGGTCCTCCATGCCGAGCAGCTTGTCGCCCATGCCGCGCAGCTCGTCTGCCGCCAGAAACGACTCGATGGGGCCGAACTTGTCGGTCAGGATCTCGACGACCCGCTCGTCGTAGGTGTTGGCGGCCACGACGACCTTCAGCAAGGTAGCCCGCCCGCCGTGCCTGTCGAACCGGCCGCGCCACTGCACGAAGTCGCCCGGCTTCCAGGGCAGCATGGCGAAGATGGCGAGGTCCGCAGTCTGCATGCCGTCGACCGCCACGCCGAACGCCTGCCCCGTCGCCACCAGGCAGCAGGGGCCGCTGCTGTCGCGGAAGGTGTCCATGATGTCGTTGCGCTCATGCTCGCTCACGCCACCGTGGCCGACCCACACGACCGCGCCGCGGCACGCCTCGTCGCCGGAGGTGACGGCCTTCCGGATGGCCTCGCCCCAGATCTCGGCCTCGCGCCGGCGGGCCGTGAACACGACGACCTTGCCGCCGCCCTTCAGTCCCTCGACGGCTTCGTTCACGACGTACCCACGCTTCCTGGAGCACGCTTCGGACAGCCGGGCTTCAATGAGCTGCTCCTGCGCGGGGACGTCGTCGTTCCGGCCGTGCATCTGCTTCACCAGCTTCGCGATGGCCTGGGCGTAGGTGGTCTGGTCGTCGAAGCGGTCGGCCTTCCCCTGCTCGCTCACGGGCAGGTAGACGACCTGCACGCGCGTCGGGGGCAGGCTCGAGTGGCTCTCGGTGTACGGCACCTCATGCGCGAAGAAGGAGCAGCGCGCCCGGAGCTCGTCGAGGTTGGAGCTGCCCTTGTCATCGAGGCCCCCGTAGAGGTTGGCCTGGGCGTCGCAGTACCTCTGAGCGAAGCGGCGGTAGCTGTGCGCGAAGCCGCCCGGTGCGAGCAGGTCGAGCTGTGCCCAAAGTCGTCGCGGACGGCCGTCGTCGAGCGGCGTCGCCGTGAGCCCGATGCGGAGCACAAGGCTGTCCATGCGGCTGGCCTCCATGATGGCCACGGCCCACGCGTCCTTGTCGCCCGTGGCCGTCTGCCGCGCCTGGAACGACACGCCGCCGTCCGTCTGCTGCACGGCCTTCCAGCGCTTCGACTGCCCGTGGATGTGCAGCTCGTCGAGGATGAGGACGCTCGGCGTCTGGGACTGCACGAAGCCCAGCCAGTCGACCAGGGCCTCGGCCCCGACGATGATGAACTTTCGCTGGCCCGTCGAGGCGCAGTGGTCGAGGTACTGCTCCCACGTCATGTCCTTCGCGCGGCGCTCGCCCTCGGGCAGCAGCCGGAACGGGAGGATGTTCGTGTACTGCTGCACCTGGCTCCACCAGACGTGGCGGGCCTTGGCCGGGCACACGACGACGACGGTGCCCTGCCGGGTCAGCGCGTCGATGAGGGCGCCCACGGTCTTGCCCGCGCCGCACGGCCAGATGTTCAACACCCAGGGGCGCGTGGAGGCCCACGCAGCGCTGCGCTTCTGGTAGGGCGTGGACATCTGCGCGACGTAGGGCTTCAGCTCTCCCCGCGCGACCTCCGCGGCGATGGTCTGCACGCCGACCGTCTCCAGGGCCGTGAGCGTCTCGGGGTCCTCGGGCCAGGTGCCGATGCCGTCGGTGTGGCGCCCCTCGCCCGTGAACGGGATGCCGTAGCAGTTGAGGTAGTACTCGACGATCCAGGCCGCGTGCAGCGGGACGTAGAGCTCGTAGTGCCCGACGCTGGGGGGCAGTGCGTCCTTCCCGATGCGGAAGCGGCGCCGCCCCTGGAACGCCCAGGCGAGGACGCCGGGCACCGCGCCTTCGAGGAGGCCGAGAGCCTCGGCGACGTCGGGGGCGCGCGTCGTGAAGATGAAGTGCGGCTGCTGCCACATGACGGACATGGACATGTCGGGGCTCCTGCCGGGAGAATAACGAGCGGTTTCCACGGCGTCAAGGTTGACACGGTGGAACGAACCAGGTAATCTGCCGGGGGAGGGTTCACACCATGACCGAAACCGCGACCGACGAGTTCGTCGTCTTCATCGAGCGACATCGCAACGTCAGACACTGGTCGCGCGCCGAACTCGCGCGACGCGCAGGCATCACACAACCAGAGATCAGCCGAGCCATGAGCGGCGTTCGCATGCCCACGATGCGCCACGTCCGCGGCTTCGCAGCCGCCTTCTCCAACGCCCCCACGGGGCACGCGGAGCCAGCCGACTACGCCCAGTGGATCTCTGTCCTCGTCGACCTAGCCGACCGTTCCCGCCGCAACACCCGAGCCGCCAAGGAGACCAAGACCCCATGACCCCCAAGCTCTACGCCACCTTCGACCACCAGATCGAGCTCGCTGTCGACGCGCTTCACGTCAACCCGCAGCTTCGCAACCAGGAGCTGAGCGAGATCGTCCGCGCCAAGCTGCTCGCCGAGGGCTGCGCCGCACCGAAGGGCCTGAACGGCCACGTCATCGCCCGTGCCCGCGCCAAGGCGGGTGTGCCGTCGCGCAACGGTCGCCCCGTCGGGTCGAAGAACAAGAAGACCCTCGAGCGCCAGGCAGCGGCCGAGACCGCCATGAAGGCCATCGAGGCTGAGACCACCCGGTCCCTGAACGCCGCCCTGGCGGGCATCCCGAGCCGCCCCTCGACGGGGATCTTCACGGGCACCGAGGTCATCAGCATGCGCCGCGGCCCCGTGCCGCCCACGCTGACCGAGCTGCTCCAGCCCGTCGCCAAGCTCATGCGCGAGCGCGGCATCTCCCGCATCGAGCTCGATGCCGAGGGTCTCCGCATCGAGCGCACCATCTCCGAAAGCGTGGTGCTCTGATGGCGCTCAACGAGAAGCTCGACACCCTCATCCCGGGCGCCCTGCTCATGGAGCCGCGCGAGGTCTACGATGATGCGGTCCTGGGCATGACCTTCGACGGTCGCGCCATCTATGACCAGGAGCACGTCATCCGCTGCACCATGAACGCAGACGGGATGTCGTTCGAGGATGCCGTGGAGTGGCATGAGTTCAACACGTTCTGCGCCTACATGGGGCCGAAGACCCCGCTCTACGTCCAGCTCGACTTCAAGGTCGACGTGGACGACGAGTTCGCTGGACTCGACGACGAGGACTGCAACGGCGAGGAATAGGCGCGTGACCCCGACGACCCAGCACCATGCTGGCGTCGCCGGGGCCACGGTCCCAGCCGATTTCCCCGGCGAGACTTCCTATCTCAGTACTTCTTCGGCTTGTAGTCCTTGCCGTCGAAGATGAGAGACTCGCCACACCGCTTGGGGTCACGGTATGGCGCACCCAGGCTGATGTGGACCCAGGACTTGCCGGGGGGCTTCTCCAGGATGCACTGACCGAACTTGATGCCCGACTCGGTCACGATCCACTTGTGCAGCTCCTCGTCGGAGACACCGCAGCCGATGTCCGCGGCTTCGCCAACCAGGTGTTGGCTGGTCTTTGAGCCCCCTGCCCGAGCGTTCACAGAGGGGCCCCTGAAGGCGCTCGTCACGGAGATCGGGCCGAACTTTGCACGGACGACCTCGAGCATCGCAGCGAGGTCCGTCAGCGCCTTCATGTACGCCTTGGCCTCCTCGCGGTTCTTCGCCTGGAGGTCCTTCTGGCCGGTGCGGGTGAGCTCGTCGAACGTGAAGTGCGGGGACAGGTTCACTTGCCACCTCCTGCGGCGGGCTTGACGCCGATGCGCTTCAGCGCGCTCTCAACCTTGGCGACACGCTTCAGCAGCTCTTCGCCGTCGAAGTCGTCGGGCAACGCGACGGAGCCCTTCTCCATCTTTCCCAGGCGAGCCTCGAGCGCCGCGACCTTCGCCTCGGTCTCGACCTGCTTGGCCGCACAGGGCGGCGGCTGGGCGCCGTTAAGCCCCTGGGCCTGCGCCTGGAGCTCGAGCTCCTTCATCTTCTGCTCATGTTTCTGCTCGGACATCTTCGTCCAGAACTTCCAGCCTGCACCGCCGCCGACGACGGCGAGGATGGCGAGGCCGAAGGCGAGCATCGGGTTGGCCTGGGCGACAGCCATCGGGTCGAAGCCCGCGGAGGCCGGCTCGGCGACCGTCGCAGCGTGCGTCTCGACCTTGGCGCCGTCGTCGACAACCTGCTCCACAACCGCCTCTTTTTCGGGGGTCGGTTGCACAGTCGTCTCAGCCGGGATAGTCGAAGAGGCAGACGGGGCCGCGCTTGTTGTAGTTTCGGATGGTTCCATCTTCTTGTGTTCCTTGCGCTTGCGCGCCTTGGTGTGGTGTCGTGGCTTCGCGGCGGGTTCCGCGACGCCGAACGACAGGATGGCTCCTTCGGGAATGTTGCAGCCACGGAGGCGCTCCGCGGCGCCAGGACCGATCCAGATGCGTCCGTCCTGGTCGAGCTCGCAGTCGGGCCTTGATGGCTCCGGCTCGTCGGGGTCCACCTAGACGTCCTCGACCCAGACAACCGTCGCGCTGACGTCGGTGGCGTTGACGCTGGTGGCCGTGATGGTCAGCGTGTCGCCGGCCTGCATGAACAGCGCCAGGTCGGTCACCGACTCGGTGACGTTGCCCGTCTTCGCGACCGAGAACGCGTAGACCTGGGTGCCGCCCGTGACCGCGGTCGCCGCGGAGTCGTAGTCGGCCGCAGAGGTCGTGGCGTTCACGCGCTGGAACTGCGGCGCGGTCAGGACACCGTTCTTGTAGACCTTGACGTCCACCGTCTTGGTGCCGTCGGCTGCCAGGCTGAAGCGGTCGATCTGGAGCTGCGCCGACGAGCGTCGATTGATGTAGGTCGTGCTCGCACGCAGGGACAGCACGGGGGTCTCGACGCCCGCCGAGCAGGTCTTCGTCCCTGTCACGCCGAACTGCGCGCCCAGGAAGGTGACCTGCCCCTCGACGAACGCGCCGCCGCTCGCCCCACGCGACTCCCGCGACGTGCCCGTCCCGGTGTTCCGGCTCTCCCACGCGAGGAAGAGGTTGGGGTTCCGTAGGTTCGTGCTTGTGCGCGTGTTCGCGTTCCGCACCACATGGACGAGCTGGGGGCGGCCCGTGAAGCTGTCGACGACGTAGAAGAACGCGTCGCCGTAGCCCAGGTACTGGAACTGCACTCCGAACACGTTGCCCTTCGTCCAGTCGGCCGTCATGCCCGTGGGACCCGTGCCGTCCATGCGGTCGGTGTTCCAGGTCGTCTGCGCGATGAACTGCTCGGTCGGGGCCACGCCCGTCGTCACGATGGCGAACGCGCCCACCGCGCCGCTCGTCCCAGGAGCGAACGTCGAGGCCCCCGCAGGCCCGGCCGTGCGCCGCACGAAGTAGACGACGTTGCCGACCGCCGCGGCGTCCCAGCCGCCCGCCGCCTGGGAGTAGTTGGCCGCTGCGATCTCAGCCGCCGTCACGGCGGTGTTCGCGCCGTTGGTGACGGGCACCACGACCGGAGTCCCCCCATCCAGGGTCACCGTGACGTTCGTCGCCGACGACGCCTTGGTGGTGATGGTCAGGGTCTGGACCTCACAGGTCGCTGCCTCGGTGTAGAGGATGCCGAACGTCGTGCCGTTGTAGCCAAACTGGTAGCCTGCCTCGACGTTGTACAGCCCGGCGGTGCGCCGGTTGCCCGCGAACCCGCCGCCGATGAACCTGGCGGTCCACTTCGCCATCGTGGATTGACCCGCCCGGTACTTCGCGACCTTCTTCGAGATCAAGCGAGCGTACCCATCGGTCGAGGTTCCGCTGACCAGAACCACCTCGCCGTTGTCGACCGTGACGCTGGCCCCGGTGCCGTAGGTCTGGGACGTGACCAGGAGCGGGTTCAGGTTGTAGATGAACGCGACCTGGGAGGTCGGCTCAGGGGAGACGACTTCGACCTCCCCAAACCCGCTCAGCGGGCCGTCAATCGAAACGGACGGGAGGCCGCTGACGGCGGGGTAGACCTGGCGCATGGGCTAGTCTGCCATGTCGCGCGCGACGTGCATCGAGAGGCTGCCGAGACGGATGAGGAGCTCGCGGGTCTCGGCCTTGTCCAGGCGCTTGCGCCCGTCGGCCCCAGGCTTCAGCGCCTTGGTGATGAACTCGACGAGCTGCTCGGCCTCAACGGCGAGGGCGATGGCTTCGACGGCGTCGATGGGCATGGGACCTCCTAGGCGACGATCTTCTTCTTGATGGCGTGGATGTCGGTCTCGACCCTGTCGAGCCTGGCGTCGAGCTGGCTCAGCGTGGCCTCGAAGGTCTTGCGGTCTTGCTCATGGGCTTCGACAGTTTTCTCGAGCGCCGTCACCATGTCCTTCAGACCCTTGGACTGCGAGTCCAGGTAGGACTTCATCATGGGCACGATCTGCTTGGCGAGCCAGATGAGGATGGCAACTGCCAGGGCAAGCGCGCCGAACGGGCCTGTAAGCGCCGCGATGAGCTGTTCCATCCCGCCTCCTTCGCCGGCCCTAACCGACCAGCTTGAACCTGGCGAGGTCGTCGCCGCCGGCATCCTCAAGTTCGCAGAAGTCTTCATCCCACTGCACGACCGTCACGGCCGGGTAGCTCGGAAGACGGTCGATACCGGTCCCCGCCGGGAGACGCGCGGTGGCAGTCGCTGGGCACTGCGCGACGTAAGCCTCGATCTGTTCGGTGTAGGTCATGCGCCCTCAGTACTTCAACAGGATGCAGTCGCCGGTCGTCGTCGTACTCGGGGCCAAGGCGTACCCCACCGTCGCGCCGGCGTTGCTCACGATCTGGTTGCGGAGCATCCCGCGCACGAATGTCTTCTCGCGAAGCCGCCCACCATACGCCACCGTCGACGCAATGGGGATGGGAATACCGACGAGCTCCCCCGCCGCGTTCGTCATCTCCGAGATCGTAGGCGTGGCGGTGAACCACATGCGCCGTGCGGCATCCGTGGTGTTCGTGCCCTGGCGCTTCAGATACGTGTGCGAGACGTTACCGGCGGCGGCGTTGTGGGTGAAGATGTTACCCGCCGTGGCATTAGCCAGGTACGTCGTTGGTGCGGTCGTACCGCTCGTCCAGAGGCCGTAACGACGCCCG